ATCTATTCGTTATAAAGATGAAGAATGGGGTAATCACAATCTTTTCAAATCATTTGGTTCTGTAGTTTATGATTTACACAAAGACAATCTAATTTACAATTGTGGCACCTTGTCAGGTAAATTTGACACGATGATCGATTTGTTTTTGAATATCTATTTACTTTGCAACGGAACATCACACTACATCGAAGGTGGTGGAGGTCCTGATCAAGCAGCATTGAACATTCTTTTGAACATGAAATCATACAAAGATGTTACCCGTTTCAGTATGTCAGAAGATGGTTGGGCTGCACAACTTGGCACAACTGGACCACAAGTTGTAGGCAAATATGGTGATAAACTAGTTGAAAAAACTCCAGTTTTAGTAGATAATATGGTCTGCACAAGCACAGGTAAACCATTTGCATTGGTTCATCAATACGACAGAGTGCCTGGTTGGAAACAAATCATTGAGAGTAAATATGCGTAATTTGATTTTTTGTCCTGTTGGAAGCCCGATTTCTTTTGATGATAGGTTTAACAAAGAAGAACATTGGCGATATGCTTTGCCAAAACGATTGTATGAAACTTTTGTCGTTCAATACGGTTCATTTGCACCTGAAGAAAACACATATGATATGTTGGCTCAACAAAAAGGTTTCAAATGGAATCTCGCAAAAGAATATTTACCAAAACTTGATTATCAAAAATATGATTATATTGGATTCTTAGATGATGATTTAATTACTGACATTGATAATATTAATCGTGCATTAACTCTTGCAAAAGAAAAAGATTTTAAAATATTTCAATTGTCTGTCACACAAGATTCGGATATGTTTTATCCGATTTTGAAGAATAAACCTAATATTAAATATTCAATTACCAATTTCAATGAAGTAATGGGTATATTCATTCATACTTCATTGATACCATTATGTTTAGAATTGTGGAATGAATATGATATATTTTCAGGTTGGGGTTTTGATAAAACAATATGTGATTTAACTAAACAAGATGCCGCAGTAATTCATAATTGCCAGATGTATCATCCAAAAAGAGAAGGTAATTATGATAAATCAAAAGCATTTGCAGAAATGGATCATTTATTGTATAATGTATTTCCAAAGTTTGTGAAAACGAAATACAATGAAGATTGGAAATTTCAAGATAGGCAATATGAAAAGAAAGTAATAATGGAAATATGACAAAATATCATGCTCTTTTGTTTATGTGCAATGATGAAACTCGAGCACGATTTGTCATTGAAGGATTTCAAAAACATAATCCAGATATTTCATTAACTGTGTATAATGGTGGTGAAACAATGCCACAATTAGCATTTGATTATAATATTGATTTAATTGAAGGTCGAAATCTTTGGCATAAAAATACAAGACACCCACCTGGTTCATTTGATTATGGTTGGTTTGAGAGATTATTTGATGTTGCTGAACAACATGATCCTGATTATCTTATCTTCCTTGAAACTGATGTTAAGACCAATCGTAAGATTGTAGAATCACCTAAGTATGATATATCAGGACCAGTTACTCAATGTGGCGGCATTACTGATATGTTGATGGTATATGATTACTGGGATGCATACATAAAAAATCAAAGTTTCCATGAAGATAAGTATACAAACTGGCCTCATAAATTTCATAGTGGAATGGGTGCAACTGCTTTTTCTAGAAACTTTTTTAATAAATGCAGATCACAACTTCCGTTAGTGAAAAGATGTTATGAACTTATACCAATGCATTGTTATCAAGATTTGATAATCTCTTGTTTTGGTAGAAGTCAAGGATGTACAATTGGAGATTGGTCAGAAGTATCTGATACAAGAGGAACAATCAGAAGAAAATCAGAAACGGAATGGTATGGCGAAGCACCGAATGAAAACTGTGCTTTGATTCACAATTTTAAAGTGTAGGAGAAATAAATGAAATCTTTAGTTACTGGTGGTGCCGGCTTTATCGGTTCTCACATTGTTGATAGGTTAGTTAAACTTGGACATGAAGTGGTGGTCATTGATAATGAATCATCAGAAGTGCATGAACATTTTTATCATAACTCGGATCCCAAAGTTAAATACTATTTACTGGACATAGCAGACTATGAGAATACCCGTCATCTTTATACTGGCGTTGATTTTGTATTTCATTGTGCAGCCGAGTCTCGTATCCAACCAGCAATCAACAATCCCCTTCTGGCAATCAGAACAAACACGTTAGGAACAGGAACTGTTTTGCAATGTGCTCGTGAAGCTGGCGTTAAGAAGGTTATGTATTCGTCAACATCTTCTGGTTATGGTTTGAAAAATGAACCGCCTTTAAATGAGGAAATGCCCGATGATTGCTTGAATCCATACTCTGTCTCTAAAGTTTCAGGTGAAAAGCTTTGCTCTATGTACACAAAGTTGTTTGGCCTAAAGACTATTATCTTCCGTTATTTCAACGTGTATGGTCCAAGAGAACCACTCAAGGGTGTTTATGCACCAGTTGTTGGTCTTTTCTTGCGTCAAGCTGCTAAAGGTGAATCATTAACGATTGTTCCTGATGGTCATCAGCGTAGAGACTTCACTCATGTTTTTGATGTTGTGAATGCAAATATTTTAGCAATGATTGTAGATAGTCATAATCATTATGGTGAAGTATTCAATGTTGGTACAGGTCGCAATCATTCTGTTCGTGAATTGGCAGCAATGATTTCTGATAAGACTGTTGATATCGAACCACGAATTGGTGAAGCAAAAATTACATTGGCAAACAATGAAAAGATTCGTAGAATTTTTACTTGGGAACCTAAACATCAAATCGAAGATTATATCAAAGAGATGAATCGATGAAAACATTAATGGAAATATGGGATGAAGAAAAACTAACTTTAGATGATGCCAATAAAGTTGGAACATCAAAGTATACTTCACATCCTTATGCATCGAAATATGATGAATTGTTTGCACCCTGGAGACAAAAACAATTTCGTTTATTAGAAATTGGTGCTCTCTATGGTGCTTCAACTATTATTTGGGACAAGTATTTTCCAAATGCTGATATTACGGTTGTTGATATTGAAGATCAAAATGCCACAATTAATACTGAAGGACGAATTGATCCTAATCGAACGAGATTAAGATTTGGTGATGCATATACACAAGAATTTGCCTATAAATTAGGCACATTTGACATTATTAATGATGATGGTCCCCACAGTTATGAATCTATGAAAAAGTGTATTGAGTTATATTTTCCAAAATTAAACTCTGGTGGTTTAATGATTATCGAAGATATACCAAATGCAAATTGGATTAAAGAATTTGAAAGTATGTTACCAGGCGTCAAAACAGAAAGCACAGATTTTCCAGGAATGCCTCGGTCGCCAGACAGTAGAATTTTTATAGCATGGAAATAAATTATGAAAAATGTTTTTCTTGATTTGGGAACTCATTACGGCCAAGGTTTAAGAGAGTTCATTGAAAAGTATAAGATGACTAATCTATGGAGAATTCATACTTTTGAGGCAAATCCTGTAACATACGATGTATTCACAAAACAGTATCATCAACAAACTCCATGGGTGATTCCGCATCAAAAAGCAGTTGGTCACTATAACGGAACAATTACAGTCAATATGGAGACACCGCCAGGTGAAGGTGCAACTGGTATGGGAAGTAGTGTGATTCCACTTGAAGAATGGGATCCATGGGGTGGTAAAAATCACGAACCATTTAAAAGCACCGCTGAAGTGCCTTGTATTGATTTCGCAGAGTTTATACAAAAGAATTTTTCGAAAGAAGATTTCATTGTCATTAAAATGGACATTGAAGGTTCAGAATATGAAACATTGAAACGATTAATTACTACAGATGTAATTGATTATATTGATGATTTGTATGTTGAATGGCACAATCGTTGTTTTCCAGACCCAAGTGCAATGATTGAATTGGAAAGTAAATTGATTGGAGAAATTGAAAATCGTGGTGTGAAACTTGAAAGTTGGCGATGAGTCAAGGTTATTTTTATATTGCATTAGGTAAACAGTATATCGATGAATGTGTGTTGTTAGTAAACACAATTCGTAAAAATGGAGATAATAGACCAGTTAGTTTATTAATTCATAAAGAAGATGAAGAATATGCTCGATCAAAAAATATGTTTGATCAGTATGTTTATTTTAATCCATCTGGCGCATTATGGAATGAATGTTCAACTGGTTTTGAAAAGTATTGTTTA